ACTGTTATTTGTAAATGAAACATAACCGCCAGTAGACAAATTACCATCAGTAATATTTAACGCTGTTCCAGATGGGGTTACAAAATCTAAACTACCGCCAATAAATTTGATACTTGATGCGGACCCCACCGTAACATAAGCAGCAGCACCGCTACCACCACCGCCTGAGAAGGTTACTGTGGGTTGTTCAACGTATCCTGAACCTGCTGCCGTGATGGTGAAAGAGTTGTTTGTAATACCGTAATTGATTGTAAAAGTTGCGCTTGTACCCGTACCTCCAGTAACAGAAACAGGATTTGTTGGCAACACCGTATATCCCGGATTTACGTTTACTACAACAGCAGTAATAACACCAGAAGATACAGTTGAAACTGTCAAAGTTGTGGGGCCGCCCGTACCGCCAACAACAGTTAAAGAATCTCCAGCGGTATAACCTGTACCGCCAGATACGATTGCTACACCTGTTGCAGCAAGCGTAAATGAAGTTGTTGCTTGTACGCCGCCAGCCGTAGTAGGAGCTGAAATTACAACGGCAGGAAAACTTGTATAACCAGAACCCGGAGCACTTCTAGTCACCGCAGTAACAGTATTACCGTTACTAATGTTCACACCGCTAGAACCCGCTGCTAAGTCAATTGCGCCTGTGCCCTTGCTTTGCAGCACCTTGGAGATATTAGCGTCTGTACCAAGCGTTTGGAACTGTACAGCCTTGGTCGTTGCCCCGCCCGTAATCTGTTCGTAGTTGGCCGAGCCTGCGCCGCCAATAAGCGTAGTGAACGATCCTGCCGCAGGTGTTGTTCCGCCGATAGTAACGCCATCAATGCTTGAGGAAAATGCAGGCGCACTTGCACCTGCGGACGTTAAAACCTGTCCTGAAGTTCCCGCAGCGGTAACCGCCATCACAGTTGTTGTGGAGCCATAAACAACCCCGCCAGCAACAAACACAGATGATTGGCCTGTACCGCCACGGTTATAGGCTATTACGTTTCCGTTCCATGTTGCGCTTGTGATTGATCCTGCGTAGTCAAGCGTATTTGTAGACCACGATACGTTAGATGGTGTTAGGTCATGTCTGTCCCAAGAACCCGCAGCAGTTGCATTGGATAGTAAATTTACGCTAACAATGCCGCCGCTAGGAACAGAAACAACTAGGGTATTTGAGTTATTGTTAACCGTTATTGCGCCACTGCTTTGGTTGTTGTCAAACTCAAAAATAGTGCCGTTTACCAAGGTGGTTGCATCAGGCAATTTAATAACTTGCCCGCCAGACCCAGTGATCGTGTACCTACGGGCAGAGGCAACAGTCAGCGTGATCTGCGTACCGGAAGCTGCAGTATTTACGTAGGCACCATCAAAGGCGTTTGCAGTGACGTTTTGGTTTGCATCCCGCAGAACTATGCTGTTCGCGCCTGTTGATGCGGTGACGCCTGTACCGCCGTTTGCCACGGGCAAAGCGGTACCCGAGTACGTGATTGCGATAGTCCCGCTGGTGGTTATGGGAACCCCAGAGACAGACAGGAACGCCGGTACGGTGGCATCCACAGAAGTGACTGTGCCACCGCTCGCTGCAATCCACCCTGATGCCGAAAGAATGTAGGTCTGCTGCCCAGCAAGGGGTTTAGGTACCTGCCCCTGGAGCCCGTCCTCACTTGCCGTGGGCGACTTGAAGTTATCGAGCGCTACTACGCCCGCATAAGGGGCGACGGACACCGCTACAGCCCCTTGGCAAACGCCTGGGCTTTAGCCGCCAAGCTGTCTCGGTATGCTTCCGCCTCTGCTTGGGCTGTGGCGGCTGCTGTCATGCGGGCCTCCAAATCAGCGGCTTTGGTTTCGTAGTCGGCTTGGGCAGCGGTAGCTGCTGCAACTGCCGCGTCAACCTGCGCTTGGGCACCCAAAGCCTTGTCCATCAATGCGTCCGCAGCGTCCGCTTTTGTTTTGGCTGCCGCGACCAACTTTTTGGCTTGATCTTTGGCGTCGGCGACTATCGTGGCTGCTTGGTCTTTTGCGGCGGCCAAAACAGCGTCGGCTTCTGCTGTTGTGGTTGTTTTATAGGCATCCGCTTCTTCACGTGAAGCCTTGGCCTTGTCGCGCAGATCTACGATCTCGCTGGCCGGACCAAGGGCCTCTACGTACTTTTTGTTTTCGGCAGTGGCTGCTTCCAGCGCGTCAAGTTTGGCCTTGTACGCATTCGGATCGGCCATGACGGTCAGCAAGTCCATGAGCTGGCTTGAAGCGCTTCCACCGGTGATGCTTGTGGCAATGCTCATGGTTAGTTCCCCGCTTGGATGATTGTCAAGGTGGCGGTACCGGTTCCCGCAGTAGTAGTCAACCGGATGCCAGTGACAGGGTAGGCGATGTTCGATTCGGCTGATGTAGTTCCAACCAATGTCGGGTGGTCAAACCAATTGCCCGCAGATGGGCTATACCCGGTAGCAAAAATGTTGTCGAAGGTGTACTGCACTTTATAAGTAATAGTTCCAGTAACTATTACAGCCATGCCCATATTGGCTGGTGCGACGTAATTGTCAACCGCATAGACAGCCGAGTTACCGACACCCGTTACCGATAAATTTACTGGTCTCATGGTTTCACCTAATAATTAAAAAGTAAGGGGCATTTTAAGCCCCTTACCTATCAGCACTTGGCGTTGCCGCCTTTTTTGTACCCACCGGTGTGGACGACCTGCTTTTCCGTTGGCGCGGGGCTTACTCCCAGCAGCTTTTTCATGCTGCCAATTGGATCTCGGAAAGCTCTTGCCATCTCCAGCTCGTCTGCTCCCGGCCCGATAGACCGGTCGTAGGCGCCTTTAGAGGCGTCGACCAAATCGGAATCAACTGAGCCGCCCTTCTTAAATGTACCAGACTGGCGGGTGTTGCTTATGGGCTGCGAGACGAAATGCTTTGGCATTGCCACGGCGCGGCCAGTGCTAACACTGCCCCCCGTGGCGTAGTGCTTTTTTGCGGCACCGCCTTTTTTCATCGGGTTGGTTAAGCCGCCGGTTGCGTAGCGCTCATAGCCGGAATCGGCTTTTGAAGTATTGGCTGGGCGATTTTCCCAGTCAACGCTCCCACCTTTTTTCATCGGGTTGGTCAAACCGCCAGTGGCCATGCCGTTTACGACACCACCGGTTGCGTAGCGCTCGTACCCAGGATTGGTTTTCTTGCGCTCCATCTTGGTCTTGGCAAAAGCGCTTTCATTGCCTTCCACGGTGCCGCCAGCGGCATAGCGCTCGTAACCTGGGTCAGTTGCTTTGCGCTCCATCTTGGTCTTGGCAAAAGTGCTTTCGTTGCCCTTTACGGTGGTCTTGTCCATTGCGGTGTCAATGGCCGCACCAGAGACCTTGCCGCCGGTCTTCATGCCGTTGGTCACGCCGCCCGTGGCCAGCTTGAGCTTGGTACCCTTGCCGCCCTTGTGCTCCTGCGCGTCGTGCTGTTTGAAGGCCTTGGCCAGCATGGCCTTGTCTTGGGCCTTGTCGTCAGCTTTGCCGCCCTTCTTCATGGCGGGCATACCTGGGGCAGCCATACGTGCTGCGGGGGCCGCCATCGCAGGAGCGCCCATAGCGGCCTTGCGGGCCATCATGGCCTTGAGCATAGCCGCCTTGCGTGGGTCCATGGGGGCCGCCGCCATTGCTGGCGCGCCCATAATGCCGCCCATGGCCTTCTTCTCAACCTTGCCGCCTTTTTTGGAGTTCAGCAGGGCGCCGGACATGGCCTTGCGGCGATCCGACATCGAAGGTTTCTTGGGAGACTCGCCGTCTTCGCAAGCCTCTTCATTGCCACCCTTCATGAAGTTTTTACCCTTCATGTTGGTGTGGCCGTTGTCATCCTTGTCCATCGCGACGTGCCCGCCCTTTTTCAGCTTCAGAATCACCGAAGGCTCGGTGGTCTCCATCTTCACCATTGGTTTAAATTGGCCCATGATCTACTCCTTACGCTTGAGTTACGCCAAGAGCACCAACGCGGGTTGCGTTGGGGCCGACTGCGATAGCGGGCAGCAGGATGCCCATCGTCGTGCGGACAATGCCATCCGAAGCTGTGGCAGGGGTATACGTGCCGCGAACGTCGCCGGTGCCGGTGGTAGCGGTAGCGGTGTCTGCAGCAACAAAGGTTCCGGCGTCTTGCGCCAAGGTGTTGTTGGACTTTACGCTGGCCACGTAGGACACGTTGAACACGCGGACCGGAAGGCCCAGAACGTCACTGGTACCAACCACAACAGCAGTTGCGGAGCCAGCAATGGTCACGCTAGAGACTTGGTAGAAAGCCTTCTTGCCAGTGACTGCCGTACCCGCAACGGTAACGGTGATGACCTCGCTCATGGCTTGGCCGTAGTAGTCGTAGCCAGAAACGGTGAACGCGCGGGCCGTAGTAGAACCGTTCACCTTAACTGCGCGGGGCAGGTCCAACTGCAGCACGGTCGTGCCGTCGGTGCGAACCACAGACTTTACAGAGGTGCCAGCAGTCAACGTCAAAGCGCCAGCGGCAGCAGGTGCTTGCGATGCGGCAATGTTGTTGGTGACTGCGGCTTGGGGAACAACGTCCCACATAAATATGCGACCAACGGGACCGACGCCAAGATCCATGGGAGACGGGTTGTCAAAGGGCGTGTTGGCGTGGGCGGTCATCGTGGTGCTAGAAGCAGTCACGGACTGGTTGATGGTGTACGTACCCGTACCGCCATTGCCAGTAACAAACGCGGTGATATACGTGCCGTCGGTCACGCTTGAACCGTCAACGTACATGCCCAAAACAATTGGGTTACCAGACAACAAGGCCGTGACGGTCAAGGTCGTTCCCGACATTGAGCCGGTAAAAGTGTTGCTGTATGGGCGAAGTCCGGTGCCCATGTAGGTTTGGGCCGGGCCGAGAAATAGATCGTCTGCAAATGATGGCATGGTCTGCTCCTTGAAAAGTTTGACCGATGTTACTTAAATTTCTCCAAGTAGCCAATGGCCGCCTGAAGTGTTGCGGGATCATCCCCGAAAAGTCCAAGAGCTCGATTGCATTGTGTGCAAAGTAGCCCCCTGACCTTACCCGTAGTATGACAGTGATCCACCGCCATTGCTATGGTTTTGTTGCGTATCTGCGTTGTCTCTGGCTTGGCGCAGATAGCGCACACATTGTTCTGTTCGGCAAGAGTTGTACGGTACCATTCAAGCGTAACTTTGTAATTGCGTTTGAGGTCCTGATTCAGATAGTAATCTGGGTTAGCAAGTCTGGCTTTTTTATGCCACTCTCTCGCGTATTCCTTTTCATCGTCTGAACTAACCCGATTCTCTTTCCAGTAAAAATTGTCCTTTGACCAAGGTTTGGAGGTATCAGAACGAAACGCGCGAGTTTTGTTTGGTTTAACCCCTACGTCCTCAGCAAACTTCCAAAAATCTTCAAGCCATGTAGCACACATGTCTTGCCGGTGGTTTCTTTGCAAGTTGCACCAAGCGGTATACGCTGAATGCTTTTCGCGATTCCCCCAATCGGCAGGACGGGTGTTAACGGGTTCCCCGTGACGTTGCACTTGCATGTAGTGCTTCCGGCATAAACCTTTAGCAACTACGGGCGCGGTGCAGTTATGAACGTGGCATTTTTCAGGCATTTGTAAACTCCAAGGTTGCTACACCTTGAAGTTTAACACATACCTGTTTTACACGTCCCCGTCAGATACCCGGCGTGCCATAAAGGCAGCGTGGGTCGGTAAATCCGACGTCATAACGCTCGGTGGCCTTGTAGCGCATCGAGTCAGTTTCAAAGTCACCTTCCATGGTCTTCTCCAGACGACGGCGCATCAAGAGCTTCAAGCCCTCGGGAGCGTCGGTCTGGACCCACCATGCGTTGGCGCTGGTCAAGCGAGACAACACCGTTGCGCCGCCGTCCAGCAAGCCGATGGACTTGATGGGGTTGACGTCGTTGTTGGCATTGCCTGCGCGCAGAACCGACTTCAGCAACACTTCCGACTGGAAGACGTTACCGGGAGCCACGACGAGCTGCTTGGGCACCAAACGGATTTTCTTGCCGTTGTTGTCCACAGCCTGGCGTACTTGGATAAGCATCTGCTCAAGGGAGGTTTGCGAAAGCACAGCAGCGGTGGCCAACTGGTTGCTGAACGTGCCGTTCACGATGGGGTGAGCGGTGTTGATCAACGACACGCCGTCGCCGCCTGGGTACGAGCTGTTGAAGGCCGTATTCAGAACGTTAGCGGACAGCAGTTCCTTGGTCTCCACCAACGACTGTGCCAAGTGACGTGCGTACACCTGGCCCAAACGGATGTGGTCGCCGTCTTCCACGAGAACTTTGGTCAAGGCAAAAGCCAGACCGTAGACCTTGTAGACGTAGCGCTTCAGGAACAGCACGCCACCTTGTTGGTACGTCACCGGTGTGCCGTCAGGCAGTTGGGGTGCCGCGCCGAAACCGTACAGGACGGGCTCTTCGTGGTAGTTACGTGGGATACCATCTTCCTCGCGGAAAACACGAGACCATTCGTCGGCGCGCTGGTCGTAAACGCCATCAAAGCATTCGTTCAAGATTGGTTCAACAATCGAACGAAAGTCCGTACTTCTCATTGGTGCAGCCATTATTTATGCTCCCTTATTAGATAGAAACAACGCTACCGAAGAACTGGGATTGGCAGTTCACGACGCGGACGATTACATAAGCATCGCCCCAATTGTTGTCTTGATATGGAGCCAAATCAACCACACGCATCTGGCCTTGACCAGAACTTGCAGTAGCCACACTGGCGGAGTTCAGAGTAGCTTGCGACAAACCAGTGGTGGTAGAACCAGCCGTGGTGTTGTTGAAGTTGTACTCGTAGCCGATGGTGGTTTGCGCCATTGAGCCGCTGGATTGGATTTCGTAAACGATGTTCGGATCGTTGTAGAAATACGCAACGCATGAGCCGGTTTGGTATGCGGTGTTGGCGGGCCAGAAGTTGCTGATTTGGCGACGGCCACCGGTGTCAGTCCACTCAACACCCGCGAAGGCGCCAGACCAAGCAACTGCCGAACCGGCAGCGGGAGACGTGGTCAAAGGAACAATAACGCCAGCACCTGCGCTGTACGCAACGGGTTGGCCTTTCAAGATTCCGGTTGCATAACCGGACGTAATACCGCCAGCAAGCGCCTGTGCGCGATCCAAACCAGAAGGGTGGAACGCAGGACGCAAGCCAAACGGAGCAGAGGTAGCACTCATAGAAACTCCTTAGTTAGCCGGAAAATACCGGCGTGCGATTGGTTTGCTTGTCAAAATTGCCCATTCCGTCGCCCTCAACACCCACCAGCGACTTACCGTTGCTGTCCCTTGCGCCTTGGAGTTGCTCCACTTGGACGCGGATTTTTTCCGCCTCATCACGGGGCTTCTCGTCGTGCATGTACGCCATGATCTCTTGGAAGACATCCATGGGTATCTTGAACAGCAACATTTCGTTACAGGAGATGTACCCAACATGCTCGCCGCTCTTGACGCGCAGGTCTTCGTAGCCGGGTAACTCTTCAGTTTTCACTGGGACGTACCCCTGCCGAATCCTTTTGTCAATGGAGTCGTAGGTGTTGGTTGTTGAGAGCCAGCAAAGATGCCACCCACTCATGCTGGGCAGTTTAGGCAACGCTGATTGCGTCCACTCCTCGTTCCACATCTTGCGACGTTCTTGCGTAGAAGCGAACTTGTCCTCAGGTGCTGCGCGGCTTGCGTCCTCGCTTGCGCGATCCTCGCGTCCGCCAGCATTGAGAGATTTTTTTAAACGTGATTCCATGATTAGTTACTCCGGTTACGTGATTCGGCTGCATATCGTTTGATCATCTTGGCGCGCTTTTCGGGGTTATCCCACATACCCGCATCTTTCATCGCTCGCACTTGTTCAGCGGAGAGAGTAAAGGTGCGGTTTGTGCCCCCGAATGCGGCAGATGCTTCACGGCCTGAGCTTCCCACGGTATTCCTTGGTGTTCGTTGACTGGATTCACGCTTGTCCGCGTCATTATAACGATGCGGCAAATATTTTTGCAAGCGGTTGTCCAATTCGTCCCAATAATCGGGATCGGAGGGGCTAAAACCCTCTTTTGCAAGCACTTCGTCGACCTGTTTTGCAATTTTGCTGTCCGTGTCCGATAAATCGGGCTTGTACCAGCTATTTCGCTCAATCCAAGTGGCCGCGTTGGCTTGAATTGCAGGATCAATGGTCGGAGGGGCTTGTCTTTCACCCTGTTCCGCCTGTTTTCGCAGTCTGGCGAGCTGCTCTACCTGCTGACGTGCCTCAAAAAGCGCCTCCTGGGCCTTCACAGCGCTCTCGCCGTCGCCCGCGCTGGTGGCCTCGGCCAGTTTCATGCGGTGGTACTCCAGCCGCACCTGCTGGTCCTCGATGGTTTTGTCGATACGAGCCAGATCCGCACCCTGGGTGCGCTGTTCCATGCGCGCCAACCGGTTCATCATCTCCTCGTTCTGCCGACGAAGCATCTGGAGCTGGACGTCCTTCTCCTTGTTGGTGTTGCGAATCAGTTCTTTCTTGGAACGTCGGCGTGCGCGGCGCGCTGCGCGTACCGCGTCGCTGTCATCGGGGTGGTCCTCGTCGCCGCCATCGTCTGCGGGGGCTTGCGCGGAGGTGTTGTCACCGTCATCGGAAGGCAAAATGCCCTCGGGCAGCTCCACCGTGGCGGTTCCGTCCTGTCCTTCTTGGATTTTCAGGTCGTCTTCTTTGTTTTCTGTGGCCATGGTATCTCCTTAAATGTAAGTTCGGAACGACAGCGGGTCGTCGGTGACCTTGGCAATCAACTCGTGATCGTTAAGGGTCATGAATAGCACAGGGTCTTTTTCATCTTCCCCCGGCACATTGCGCTCCCAACGGTCCCCGCCCCAGCGCGGCACGCGGACGTAGTCCCCAATCTGCGCCCAACTTCCTTCAGGCCATGAGGCCATTGTGTCTCTGTTTTTGAACGCCAAAGGTCCAATGGCCACGACCTTGCCGATCATGTTGTTCCATTTTTCGTTTTCTTTGGTTTCTGTTGGAAGAATTAACTTAAAGTGCCCCATATCGACATCTTTTTTAATTCTGCGCAACTGCACGATAACTCGGCCCCCGTAAGGAGCCTGCCCCGGATTTACATCAGGAAACGCTTGCGCCATTTGATTTGAATCAAACGTTTTTTTACTTCCCTCAATGGTGGGGATTTTTTCTTTCTCGCTCATTACTTACTCCTATCGACAAAACCATATCTCAGGTTCAAAAATGCGCATATTTCAGCGCTGCTTGGGGCCTTGCGGCCTTATTCGTTTTCGGCGAGTTTCATGTTGAGGGCGTCCATGACCCATTGCAGGCCTTGGTACTCCCCCACGATGCGGGAATATATTGCGTGATCGCTCACGGGGTTGTTCACCAGCGACAGGCGAAGTTCCGCCTGCCGTACTTGGATCTGGTGGATTAACTCCGAGATCACTTTTTCTTCTTGGCCAGCGCGCTCAGGCCACCGGCGGGTTTACTGCCGCCCTTGGGGCCCATGCTCTGGCCGTCAAGCTTCTCGCCCATGGCAAGACGAGCGTGCTGCTTTACGAGAATACTTTTCTGTTCGGTATCAGACGTTGCCATTTGGGGCTCCTAGTTGAGGTTGGACCATGGTTTGTATGGTCTGGTGGGTTAACTTTGCGTTCTCAATTTCAACGCGCGCCTGGTTGTTGATCCGCGCTATTTCCAATTGTAATTGCGCGTCCTGCTGGTCGCGCTGCGCGGCGGCCTGCATCTCGGCCTGCCCGCGCATCTGGCCGTCTTGGATCTTGGCCTGCGCGATCTGGGCGTCCTGCTTGTCCTTGGCGGCCTTGCGCTGCGTCTCGGCCATTGCGGTGTCCTTGACCACCTGGGCGTCGGGTGGCAACACGGCAGGCTTGGCGGTAGATTGCAGGGTCTGCTGGAGCTGTTGCATCACCGGCAGGATCTGCGCAAACACCTGCTCGCTGTCCAATGTGACGTGCTGGCCCACGGTGGCGTAGAGCTTGTCGATGATGGCCGTGAGCTTGGGGTTCTCGTAGTCGTCCACGGGCTTGCCGCCGCGGAGGTTGGCCACGTAGCCGTTCATGCGGTTCAGGTACCACAGCGTCATGTGCTCCTTGATGTGGTCCACCACCTTGGGCAGGAACGTCGGGGCAATGAACGGGTTCGAGCCAAAGGACGGGTCCATGGCAAACATCAGGTGGCCCTGGATGTGCGCTAGGTGGTCCTGCTGCATGTAGGCATACGCTGGGTGGTTCATGCACATGGCCGCGTTCTCGTCGGCCAGCGTGCGCTGCTCGGGCTCGGGCACCTCTTTGAGCAGCTCGCTGACGTTCGGGATCTTGAGCTGCTTGAGGAACCGCTCCTCCACGGCCTTGGCTTCGTACAGGTCGGGCTTGGCGTCCGCGCGGGACAGCACGGCCTGCATCTGCGCCATGCGCTGGGTCTCGCTGAAGATGTGCGGGTCGGACACCGGTATCACGTCGGTGTTCTTCTCAAAGTCCTTGCGCTCAATCTCAAGATCGGCGACCATGTCGCCCTTGCGCATCTCGTCAAAGTGCCACCGGTTCAGGCGGCACAGCACCTTGATCAAGCGGGCCTGCGACTGGTGCAGGCGTGCGTGGATCGCGGAGTAGACGGCAGCGCCCTGCTCAATCAGCGCCTGGGTGGTGCCCACGGGCGCGTTGGAGTTGACGTCGGCAATCTTCTCCTCGGACGTGGTCACCACGCCCTTGGCGGCGTTGTCCAGCCAGCCCAGCAGCTCAAACAGCACGGGGCTGGGCGGGTTGAACGGCATGGGCATAGCGATCTTGCGGATGTCGTCCACACCCGGTGCGCCCTCAATCTCGGCCACTTGGGTGACCTCAATCTGCTGGGTCTGGCCGCTGATCTTGGCGCCCTTGAGCTTGAGCATGGTGGCGGCGTTGTTGATGTGGGCGCTGTCCAGCAGCGCGCGCAGGGCGCCAGTCAGGGCCGCGCTCAGTCCACCGATCAGGTGCGGCAGGCCGATGGCAAACACGCCGCGCCACGGGATGAACTTAAACTCGATGATCCAGTCGAGCTTGGTCATCGTCTCGTCGCCGTCTTCCCAGTTGCGGTACAGGCCTATTACCTCCGAGCTTTGCTCGTCGATCATCATGATATACGGGGCCATCTTGCCGCCGGACTCCTTGTCGTCTTCCAGCTCCAGCCAGGTGTAGACGTGGTACACCTTGCGCAGGCCGTCCTCGTTGTCTTGGAACTTGCGGCCTTCAATCTTGTCGTTGGCCTTCTGCGAGCGGGTCTGCTCGGGCTCTTGGCCGGAAGTGACGTGGGTGCCGTCCTTGTACATGCCGCTGGCAATGCGCCGGTCGTACTCCCACTCGGTGATCTCATGCACCTCAGCCGCGCGCTGGGCGGTGTAGAAGTTGCTGGCCGCAAAGGGCAGGATCATGCGGTCAATGGGCAGGAACTCAATCACAGGGCGCTTTTGGTTCTCGTCGTACCAAAGCTTGAGGTACTGCGAGCCGCCCAGCGGTAGCTGCGTCAGCATCTGCTCCTGCTCATCGCGAAACTCCTCAATCTGCTCAGTGATCTGCCAGTTCAAGAAATCGCGTTTGCGCTCGGCACGCTCGGTCTTGAGGTCGTCCACCTTGCCAAGGATCTTGGTGCGCACAGGACCGTCTGGTGGGAACAGCTCCTTGATGGCGCGGCTGGCAAAGTCCACGCAGCCCTCGGCCATGACTGGGTGGACTGCTTTGCTGGCGCCCATGAAGTTAGCGCCGCCTGGGGCGTCCTTGCCCAAGCCGGTGCGCCGTAGGCCTTCTTCGTACTGCTTGTCGCGCTCCTCACGGGCGTCCTTGTCCTTGTCCAGCAGGCTGATGTAGCGCATGCCCATCGTGTCCAGCTCAAAGCCGTCCATCGACTCAGCCAAGTTGGAGTAGAAGTCGGGCGACTCCTCTGGGCCGCTGGTTTCCATGCTCACCACGGCAGAGCCGTCGGGCATCTCCATCACGTCGGAAATGTCCTCTGGCAGCTCCACGTCCGCCGAACCGTCCTCGTTCAAGTCGGGGTCCATCTCGTCGTTTTGGTTGTCGTAGGTGTCAGCCATTATTTTGCTTTCCTGTTGATCAGCTCGTACTGCATCACGTCCATGTTGGGCGAGATTGTAACTTTCTCTTTGACTACACCGCCGGTGGCTTTGACTGTTTCACGTGGAACATTGCTCTTAGCATCCTTAATTTCTTCAGGATGGTAACCCCATTCATGGATAGAGTCGGCGTTTGTCCACACGTGGCTGGCAGGCACGCGCATGCTGGCAACCTTGTAGTCGCCACGAAGAACGCTGTCGCCGTGTTGCTTGGCGTAATCCTTGTTAATGGCAACCCAATCACCCTTGCGGATCATGTGCTTGAGCGGCGCTTCTTGTTTCATCGCCTCGTTGTACACGCTCGTTGGGATTGCGCGATGGATGAACACCATGGCGTTTGGTTTGCCCTTGACCCTTGTAATCTTGCTGTACGCATCACGGTCTGTTGGATCGCTGGCATTGGCATAGTAGTGCAACCCCTTGGCACTATAGAAGTCTTGGGGGTACATGCCATTGCCAGACACGTCGTGCATCTGCGCCCCAAAATGTGGGCCGGGCGCTTGGTGTGAGCCACGGTAGTCGTCATCATCGACCTCGCCGCCCTCGGCGTAGCGCGGGATGCCGTTCTTGAGCACGTCCTCGCGCATGGCTGGGGTGATGTCGAACGTATGGACTGGTGCCACTCTTTTGTTTCCGGAGCGGATCATGCCAAGCCCAGCGTTGTCGGGCACCATTTCGTCTTCATCGGTCTGAATGCCGCCCTGCTGAACCTGCACGCCGTGCTTCTTGCCAAACTTGTTCAAGAAGGTGGGCACCATCTTGTCGTAGAACCCCTTCATGCCCTCGCCACCAACTTCAAGGTCTACCCCTTTAAGTGAATGTTCTTGATTGTTTTTAGGTTGCGCAAGAAGTTTTGTTGCTACGTCTTTTCCGATGTAATTTGAAAGTTGTTCGGGCTCAACATCAGCCTGATAAATAACCGGAGTTCCTGATTTATCAAACCCCGCCAATCTTTTAAACGTGTGGTTGTACTGTATTTCATTTAAATGTTTTGCCAAACCGTACCGTTTGGCCTGCTCCACGCCCGGTGTAACAGCAATCTGGTCGTAGCCGTTCTCGGCGGCGTGCTGGATCATGGCCTTGAGCGCCAGCTCGTGCCAGTCCTTGGCGTGAGGGCCGTAGGGTACTTTGTTTTTTTGAGATTCTGCGTATTGTTTAATTTCATACGCTCTATCGGCTGGGGTCAACTCATCAAACGGCACTGCGTTGTATGGTTGGGCGTTGTAGGCTTTGCGAACATCATTTTCAGACGTTGCGGATCGATATCCCTCTTCGCGCCCCTGTTGGTGCCAGTCGGACTGGATTTCCTCAATGTGCAGAATTTTCTTTCCAGGGGCGCGGCTGTACGCCAACTGCAACATAGGGCGAAGGTGCTCAGGGTAATTTTCTCTTGCGGCTTTTGCTTCTTCTACCGTTTTGAAATGCGGCCCCTTGAAACCGGATTTTTTATTTTGAAGGGTGTAGCCCATCTGTTCAGGACCAACACGGTCCTTTACCCGAACGCTAGCCAAGATGTTGGGCATGCCACCAAAGTGGTGACCAACACCCGGAAAACCTTCACCCTTGGGCATGGGCGTGTGCAGCAGGATCTCGCGGTAGTTCTCGCCACCGGGCAGCGTGTAACTCTCATGGTGCGTCTGGCTGCCGGTCAGCTCGCGCTGCTTAAGCGGAAACTTGTTGGCTTGAGCTTTGAGCTTCTCCATGAACTCCGCACGCGCCATCTGGGGCAGCGCCATGAGCGCCTGCAAGTCGCGGTCCTCAGCCTCAGCGGGCTTGTAGCCGGGTTTCTTGGCCAGCTCGGTCATGTACTCCGCACCAGTGCCCTTGGGGCGGGTGACCTGCTCCATGAGCCGGTTGATGGGTGAGTACAGTCCGGTCATAGTGGGCGCTCCGTGATGCGAATGTAGTCCTTGACCGTGCCGCCCCCGGCGTAAATGTCTGGCATTTTGATGGCAGGACGGCGCACGATGGCAGGAGGGCGCACAGGCGTTTCTGTCCAACCCTCATCTTTTGATTCAGAATACCGTTGTGGCAGAACCAAACCCTTCGTCATGGCCAGTTCTTTTTTCATGGCCTCAATGTAATCCTCCTGCGACCGGCGGGGAAAAGGCTCGCGCAACTCGGAACGGGGAAGCATGCGGACAAGGCCTTTTTGCTGCCCAGCTTGCGCCATGGCTCGGCTACGGTGCCGCCCTTCATGCCCCGAGATAAAAGGGGTCAAAGGTAGCCCTGCCTCTTCTTTGTTCAACTCCAACATGGGCACGTCGTGAAATTTGCCCACGCTTTGCAGATACCGGATGTAATCCGCCGTCGGGAGGTTTTCCTTGTTGCTTTCTTCTCCGGGCCAGCGTTTGGTTCTTTCCGGGATAGGCGAGGCGTATTGCTCAAAGCGCGCTGGGTCCATCGTCATCATGGCTTGCGCATTGTCCCCGCTGAACGCATGCTTCAAGGCTTCCAAGGTGTACAGGTCTTCCAGATTCGGAATCTCATCCGCAGCGCGCTGTACGCGCCTTGCGCCATACCCACCCTTGTGCTGCCGGATGTATTCTTCCAATTCCTTGATGCTCCCGCCCCCCGCCATGCGCGGCATGGGCTGGTTAGGGCGCATGGCCGCCAGTGCTTGGCCCTGCTGCGTCATCTGTAGGATGTTGCTGCGCGGGGCGCCGGGTGCTGGCGCTGGTGGCTGGCCTTGCGGCTGACCCGTTGGGGGCACTTGCCCTGCTGGCTGCCCTGGTTGGGGCGGCATTGCTCCCATCGGGGCAGCGGGCTGGCCCGGTAGGATCTGCTGGCCGGGCATCTCAGGCTGGAAGTCCACGCCGCCCACGGGCAGGCCTGGGCCGGTACCCGGTGCCACGTACTCCTTGACCTTCAGGTTGGGCGCCTCATTGGCACCGACGTTCTTGAGGCTGGCCACCCTGTTGAGCATGACGTGCGCCAGCATCTCGTCGTGGCTGGGCTCGTCGGCCTTGACCTCGCCGCCTTCGGCCATGCGCCGTGGTTCGGGCTTTTGGAAAGCCTTGTGCTGGCCCGCCATAGAGCGGATGTGCTTGGCACCAGCCAAGTAGGGCCTGACGCCGATCTCGTCAACCTCTTCAGGGTCGTGCCGGTACGCAAGGCGGTGCTGGGCCGCAAAGCTCTGTTCGGGAAACGCCATGTGCCCGTCAAACTCTTCGTTGTCGATGTCGTCGCCTACCGGGCCGCCAGTGGCCAAGCGCTTCATGAACTTTATGGGCTGGGGCGCCACGTACTCTTTACCCTTAGCCGCGATCTGCTCCTGCGGGGTGTCGATCTGGTACTCGCCGTTGTTTTGTTTGGCGTGCTCAATGTGGTGCTCGCCCACGTGGTGCGTGAACGACGTCTGGTGGCCAACGTTGCTGGTGGACTCGGTGGGCGTGGTCATGACGATGGCGCCCGCCACCTTGCCGTTCTTGGTCTTGAACCGGTTCTTTGGTAAGAACTCGTCGTCCTTGAACCGCGAGTCGGTCGGGATCATGTGCGGCGTGCCGTCTTCGTTCTTGCCTACCTGCACCAGCCGAGGATGAAGGATGTGCTGCTTCTGGTAGTCGAAGCGCAGGCCATCGTGGGTCTCGTGGCCGAAGTGCGCCTTGTCGGGCGTCGTGGGCTTGCCGTTGGGCCCGAAGTGTCCTTCCGGCCCCTCCTTGCGCTCGTCCTCGTCCAGCTCGTGTGGCTCGCGCCCGGTAGACCAATACTTGGCGTGCGTTATGGCACTTTGCATTTTCTTGTCAAGCGGTGAGCGTTTTTTAACGTCGGTCACCATGTATGAGTTCTTGGGCGGCGTTTGCTCGCCCTCGTCGTTGACAAAATCCTTGCCGCTGGCCGTGGCCGCGTTGATGGTGCGGCTGATGCGCTGCTTGTCGCGGTCAATGTTCTCTTGGATTGCCGCGCCCTTCTTAACCTTAGGGCCGATGTTGGAGTGCGTGACGTAGTACCCGTTGGCCGGGTCGTGCATCTCATTGGTCTTGCCGTAGGAGTTGGCGGTGATGGGCGGCTTGCCCTCCAGCGCCCGCTGCTTGTTCAGGTGCTTGATGACGTGGCGCGATGACACGTCCGTCTCGTCCACTACGTTCGGGCGAAACAACAAGCGCTTATTGCTCCTGTCCGCCAGCCGGGCGGCGTTGCGCAGCGAGCCGGTGTGCGCCAATATCCAATCCTGCGTCATGGCGGGATCATGCTTGGCCTGCTCGTGGCTTGCGCGGCGCACGGCTGCCGCCGGGTACTGGGCCTCGGCGTTGGGGGCGAAGCACGTGCCTTTCATGGTGTCCACCACGCCGTTCTCGTGGCCGCCGCCGCAACCGGCGGTCTGGCCGGGGCAGGTGTTGACAACGTGGTACTTTTGGTTCTTGCCTTCACCGGATGAGTACAGCGCGTGGCCTGCGACGCCCTTGGACGCGAAGCCGATGTACGTGCGCCCCTGCTCGTCGTGCTCGTGGTTGACGGTGTCGAGCTTCTTACTCTTGTCCAGCGTGTTGGCCGTTGCCCCGATGTGTTGGGCCGCGCGCAAGCGCCCTAGCGCCGCGTCTTCGGCGGCCATCTGTTCGTTCAGGGGTTTTTGGAAGTGCTCGTCCAACGCGTTCTTGTGGATGCGCCCGATCTGGCCGATGTTCAGCGGGGGGCGGTTCTCTGAGCCGTAGACTTTTGCCCGCGCCTTGTTGATGTCCAGCATGCCGGGCACGCCGGTCATCGTGCCGGACTTGCCCAGCTTGCGACTACCTTCGAGCATGTGCCGGGGAACTTTGATAGCTGTCACGCCGCCGGGGCCTGTGGCGTTCACTTGCACGCGGGTGGGGCTGCCGGAGTCGTCTTTCTTGGCAAGCTCCTGCTTCATCTGCTCTACGGTTGGTTCCATGTCGTGTCCCGGTAGTTCGCGCGCATTTTATACCGCGTAAGGGTTTTCGGCCTTGCGCGGGTTGGCGTCGGCGTAGTCCTCCTCGTCCACCCACTCGTGGGGGAAGTCGATGGTGAGCCAGCCAGCGTCGCGCAAGTATCGCAGGGCTTGGCTCATGGCGTCAACAAAGTCGTCGTGCGCCGTGCCCTCGGGGAAGCTGCAAACCTGGCTGACCATGCCCTCGGCCCAGTCCCGCACGAAGCCCTTGCGGTTGCCTGACTCGGGTATCCAGACGCGCCCGGCCTTGATGATGTTGGCCACGATGGACAGGCGCTGGATCTTGTCGGCGCGCCCAGGGTTGTAGGCCTGGACCGGCACGCCCGCCCTGCGCAGGTCTTGTATAAGACTGATGCCCGCGCTCTTGTCCTCAATCAGCAGCAGGTCGACGCGCTTCTTGGCCTTGCCCTCACCATAGACCGTCTCGTACTCGTCCAGGATCTTGGGCCGCAGGTCGGGGTACTGCAGGTGGTCCTGCCAGCAGTCGACCACCATCGCGCACATGCCGCCGTCCTCGGGCTTGAACACGCCGAAGGTGATGTGGGCGGTCGGGTCGTTGTGCGTCTTCTCGCTGGCGGCGCAGTCCACAGACTGCACGATGTACTCGAAGCGCGGGAAGGGCTTGCCGTTGGGCCAGAGCTTGAACCAGTCGCGCTTGACGATGCCCGACTCTTCAGGGTCGATGATCTCCGCGTGGATCTCTTGGCGGCCCAGCTTGGTGCCCTCGTATTGCAGGATCTGCTTTTGGAACGATGGGGCCAGGTTCTTGATGTTGACGTAGGTGCTGGCGGTGGTCACTACGACGTCGTCGCCGTTGCGGTCGATCAGGTCCATGACCACCGGCTTTGGCTTCGGGGTGGTGGAGCAGATGATCCGGGTGTGCAAGCCCAGGCGGACCGCGAACTGGATCATGTCCCAGGCCTCTTGCAGGTACTCCCAGGCGGCCAGCTCATCGAGCCAAGCGCCGTGCCACTGGCCACCGCGGAAGCGCTCGGGCTCGCTGGCCGGTATGCCCTTGATCAGGCTGCCGTTGGTGAGCGTGATCTCGTGCAGCGAGCTGTTGTACTTCTCCACCAGCATCGGCGGGATGACGGCCAGCAGCCCCGACTCGCCCTCGTAGCATGTGCCGCGCAAGTCGGCACTGGTGGGCGCCGACACCAGCCAGCGGGTGTTGGGCTGCTCCCATGCCCACCAGCCCACGGTCTCCGCCGATGTGCGGGTCTTGCCTGAGCCGCGGCCACCTAGCATGAGCCATATGCCCCAGGCGGTGCCCGCGGGCTCGAGCTGGAACTTGTGGGCCTTGAGTAGCCACCTGGCGCGCCACTCGAAGGCCGCGCGCTGCTCGGGCTTGAGCTTGGCGTACTGCTCGCGGACCTTGGGGTCCTGCAGCAGGGCGACTGCGCTACTCACTTGACTGTCGGGTAAGCGCGATGTTTTTCAGCAGCTCGCCGAACACGTCGAAGCTCACCTCGACGGCCAGGGGGGCTTCCTCGTCACCGGCTACCGTGGTGCGGTCGCCGTACTTCTTGGGGTGCCAAGCCTTGAGCAGGCGCATGCGTGTGTCGATCTGCAGCTTGCGGTGGCCGAGCATATCCTCCTCGGTCACCGTCATGGTGTCTTCGTCTTCGGTCGCGCCGCTGTTGGTTACGATCTTGCGGCCCACGTGCGTGTTGTCAGCGATGTGTAAGGCCTCTTCCGCAAGGATCTCAAAGCCCACTTCTCTACCGCGCGCGTAGTCTATGGCAAACTGCTTGTCTTGGTCGAGCCAAGCGAAAATTGTCGGATAGCTCGGAAGCCCTTCGCGACTCTTGCAGTAATCGCGCAGCGTCTTTCCTTCAGACAGCCACGCCACAATTTCCGCCTTGATCTTTTCCTGTGGGTAAAGCGTGCCACCTGGTGGACGCCCAACTTTCTTTCCTGTTGCCATATCCGCTCCTTAGCGCATCTCTCAGCGCGTTAGGAGCAAAGTCTACCCCAAATCGCCAATGGGGCACTCCCCAGGCCAGCGGCCCGAAGGGAGCCTCCGAAACGCGGGCACTGCCCACGGGAGAGGGGTCAACCCCCTCTTTTTCAGAATGCGGCAAAACCGCTGAACCTCCGCCACGGTCATTTCGACCATGTAGCGAGTTGTATTTGAGTCGATGATGTACAAATTTTTCATAATGATTATCCTCTGTAGTTGCGGCTTGGATAGTAGTCCTCCTCCGGGTCCTGATCGGACTCGTAAGGCTCAGCGGAGATCTCGTACACGTACCGCCCTATCGTGCCGCTGAACAGCACCTTCTCCACCGCATCTTCCTCGTTCCAAGCCTCGACGGTTGTGTGCTCGTTGCCGTTCACGAAGACAACCCATTCCTGGGGGTGCATCTGTACTTGGCTCATGCTGCCTCCGCGAATGCGATAAGGGCTGCAGCCAGCTCTCTGGCCTGGGCAGGTGTCAGCACCGCGCTGGCACTGGCCATCGGCACCGCAATGCTCAGCCAGACATCGTCTGGGGCTTTGGGATCCTCCCAGTTGGCGTATACGTCAACGCTGACTCGTGCGCCGCGCTCTGTGGTGATTGTGGTGGGGTCCATGGTTTTCTCCTATGTGGGTGTGGATTAGTAACGGATACCAACGGTGGCTGGGTCGATACCGGCTTCGCTCAAACGCTCACCAGCCGAATTGTGAAGGGCAACCAACATTGCGGCCCAGAACTCTTCGGAATCGTCATCCTTGACGCCGCAGTTTTCGCTATCGACGCATACATCCGTGAAGTCCCAACCGTGAGCGGCTGTTACTTTTTCTGTCAAGGCTTCGTATTTTGCTTTGCTGTTCATGGTGTTCTCCGATGTGTGTGTGTTGAAGAGCCTCTACTGTAACACGGAGTTACAGTTTGGGGCATGACCTATTGTAAAGTTTTGTAAAGTTCAGTGCTCCGTTGGCCGCCTCCAGCGGTTGCGGATCGTGTCGGCCAACTTCTCGATGTCCACGCAGTTCTCGGCCAGCTCTGCGCAGGCCTCGTTCTCAATGCCGATGGCGTGCCTGGTGGCCTGCACCGCCATGTCGATGATCTCGGCCTTGGCCAGCGCCAGCGCGGCATCGAACTCCTGCTGGGTGAAAAATTTCACGTGGTTGTTGGCGCCCAGCAGTTGCCGGGCGAGGGGGCTCAGTTCTTTTTCCATGTGCTACTCCTGACTTTGACCCATGACTCTTTGCTCCATCAGCTTGTGCGAGCGCTTCAGGCCCGCATTCTCCGTCTTCAACTCGTCGACCCTGGTGGTCAGGTACCGGATGCGGGCCTCAGCCTGACGTATCCAATCCGCGACCTCGGC